TCATCACTATTACGAATAGCATCCATCCAATATAAAATATGATCTATATCAACTATCATGAAATTTACAGTTTATTCCGTTTTTCTTTTATTAGTATTATATTCATGTTCGCAAAAACATCCTATTTTTTTACATGTTGTAGATATTAATTTAGGATTAAATTTAAGTGCAAAATCAATATCATATAAATTATATGGAATATCTAATTTATATAAAAATTCTCCGCATGAGCCTGTTAAATCTCCTGTAAATTGTATACTAATATTATCAATACCAATATCACAATCCCATCCTTGAAAATAGTTTAAATTATGTATTAGTAAATAATTTTTCTTTACATTTGTTACTTTATGATTTTTATCAATAATAGATACTTTATAATTATGTTCTTTATTAACTCTATAAAACCAAAATAAATTAGGCATTCTTTTGAGATATTTTTTTAAAAATTCCTCTTGTTCTAAAGAATATTTTGGCGTGTCATAAATGACTTGAGAAGCAATAATACTCCATCGTCTTTTGCTAGATTTTAATTCTTTAATTATATTAACAGCCCTATCCCAATACATTACATCCATTAAGACACTTGTATCAACATGAACTTTTTTTTCATATAATAAATCTGCTACATTTATTATATGTGCTGTATTAACAAATTCCGGATGGCAACTAATTAATACATGATCAAACAAATATCCATTTCGTTCCCACCATTTTTCCGAACGTGATCCATTAGTAGTAATCATTATTGAGATCTTATTTCCTAATTTATCTTTTAATCTTTCTACAAACAAAGATAATTCAGGCCACAATGTTGGTTCCCCGCCTAATAAGTTTAATTGCATTTGTGTTTTTCCTAAATTTTTCCTATAATATTCAATAAGATACAATAGATTTGACGTTACTAATTCAAGATTAGGCCAACGATATGTTCCTTCATTAGATCCTTTAAAACAATATTGGCATCTATAATTACAAACATTATGTATTGCATAATTTATTAGCAGTCTATCACTTGGCCAATTTTGTTTAATTTCTATAATTTCCATTTTGGTACCTTTGAATCTGCACTACTAATACAACTAGTAGTTATACAGGATTTAGGAGAATCAAATAATATAAATCTATCATTTATTGTACCTAATATATTGTCATGACAACTATATGATCTTTTTACTTCATTACCTCTAATTATTATGCTTTGATAACCACTATTACAACTCCATCCTTTAAATCTATTAAATCCAAATGCATTAAATCTTTCAGCTTGATCAAATTCATATTTATTTCCGTTGAAATCTGTTAATTCGATCTGATAAACAGCATCATGCTTAACATGTTGAGGAAATCCAGTCTGCATAATGTCTATCATTTCTTTTGTATATCCATTAACTATTTCAGTAGCTGTATCATTACTTTGAGGTTTTAAGGTTACAGATATACCACGATCATGAAACCGTTTACACCGATCATAATATTCGTAAAATTGATCAGGAACCATTACTTGATTAATAGTTACATGTATTTGATTATCAAGAAGAAATAATAATTTTTCACTAAATTCTATTTCGTTAGCAAATTCTGCATGAAAACTAGCAGTAACACTGGCTCTATCTAAAAGAGACAACTTACTAACTAATCTTTTCCACCATTTTAATCCCGGACTACAATTACTAGTCATATGGAAACTTTGATACTTAGAATCAGTATCACTAGCATAGTGATCTATTAAATTTAAAAAATCTTTATAAGCAGTCGGTTCTCCGCCACTAAAACTAAAATGAAAATCTGTAAATCCGTTAGATCTTGCTTGTTTTTTAATCTCGTCTATAGTTGTTTTATATAAATCAAGATTATAGTGATCAACTTTATCACTACGAGCATATGGCCAGCAATAAGAACAATTATAATTACAGAATCTTCCTAATATCCAACTAACAGAAAATAAAGGATTATTTAACATAGTTTTTTGTCCAAAACTAGTTATATCATTCCAAGGAATATTTTGAAAATTAGAGTTTGTTAAATTCATTTGTTAACCATTCCCAATCATTAATCTTAGATAACATCTCAACATTCCCTGTATTGGCAATACCATATTCTTTACCTTGATTAGCACCCTGTATAGCATATTTTCCAAAAGGTTTTTCAGATCCAACAGTACACCATATCTCTAATCTTTCCTTATTATCTTTAAGATTATATCTATCTATAGTATTACTTGACAATTTTACACACTCACGAAATGCCGATCTCCAAGTATTAAATGGGTCAGTATTAAAATTTGTTATATTTGAGACCGCATTAGCTATCTTGAATCTACTGCTAATGCTAGTAGTCATATCAGTTTTAGATATGTCCATTTTCTTAGTTAAATTAGTAGGTAGAAGTTTAACTCCACCGTAGCCATATATTAATCCATTTACAGGATTTTCACTACGCCAAACATGAACTGTATTTAGATCCCATTCTGATACAATGTGATCAAATTTAAATTCATCTTTAATAATAGCATCACCATCAACTACCCAAAACATTTTAGTAAAACTTTTTTTAGCAGCAACTATATGGGATTGATGTATTCCTTTGATACCAGTTACACGTTTAGCCATAGGAAATCTATCTTTTAATTTTTGCCAATTTTCTTCAGCATTAGGCTCATTGTAACTGATAAAAATTATATCATACATTTGTAATCTTTCTAATTAAGATTTATTTTTGAAAAGATGATCTTTTTCTAGGATCATCATTTAAATAACCATTAGTAACATAATGCAAGTATTGATCTAAATTTTCCATTCTTCTAAAGATATTTTTTTGAAATCTATCATAAGTAAAATTATCAGTGTTTCCTGTCTGTAAACTTTCATAGATTAAATTAACTAATATTTGTCTATTTGGAATAGACAAATGATTTTCTCTAAAATCCCATCCGGTATATTTTGACCAATCGTTATATGATTTAAAATCTATTATTTCGTTTTCGGCAATTTTATTTAAATCTATATTAGGCATATAGAAATTTGATAGTGTTCGTGAAATTGGAAATTTTATATCCTGAGAAGTATTTTGTAAAACCATTACTTTTTGATTAGGAAAAGATTCAGCATAATTCTTCATAACATGTATATAACATTCATGATTTATAATGTTAACATGATTATCAAAATTACCTAAATACCAATCAATATGATTTTTATTTTCTTTCCACCATTGGTATTTATAATGAGTAGGAGAAACTGGGTGATAAAATAACGAAGCAGTTTCAGGGTAATCACGCTGTATTTTTAAATAAAATCTACCAGGTGTACTAAGTTGGAATATAATAGTATCTCCATCATTTATTTCATTATTTCTAATAGAAGATTCAAATTCAATCATAGCATTTTCAGTACTAGATCCACTAATTGCCTTGTTTCTTACTTCTACATTATATTGATCTTTTAAAAAAAATGACCAACAAAAGGAATTTTCACAAGAAGAAAAACTGTCACCATAAATTAGAATTTTTGTCATTTTAAATTATCCTTGATGTATTTTCCATTCTGAAAGAGGGTTAGTTCCGTATAATATTACATTCTTTTTAGATAAAAATATATCTATAACTTTATTATGACTAGTAATAATTTCAGTTAGCATATGATGCCTAATCATATAATCTGTAGCAAATATATTGCTATAATAAAATAAAGTTTTTCCAGATACATAGTTAGATAAAATTTCTAATGACTCTTTTTCGTAAAGATTAGCAACCGTAAAAGTAACTTTACATTTTAAAAATTTTTGCCAAAGATTATACAACTGTTCTTCACCACCAAATTCTTCTAATAATATTCTTTGATTGTCATTGATATCTTTATTAATAAATTTGTAAATTTTTTTCCATTCTTCTTGCCGTTTAATAAATCTTAAAAATTCTCTACCGTCCCATGTTTCTCTAAGAAATTGAAGCCATTCAATAGATTTAATATTAAAATCATAAAAGACAAATTCTACATTATCAGAATATTTTAAAACATCTAAAAATTTAAAACCAGCACAAGGGCCGATATAGGTCTTTAAATTCTCAACTTTATGTGGAAAACTATAGCGTTCGCTATTGTAAACCCATATTTGTTTCGAGGGTTGGGTAAAACTTTTAATCCATTTTTTTTGATTTGGATTCATATCATCTATCGGTTGCTTTGCCTGTATACAATTCCAAAATGTTTCACTATCTGCTTCTGGATATAGATATAATCTACAATCTCGCATTTCTTGGGTAAAATTATCAATCTTTATTCCTGCTTCTAAGGCTGTTTTGAGAATATTCCAACCTTGGCGTCCGTGTCTACATAAAGTATTTCCAGGTTCACCTTTGATCCAATACGGAGTATAATGATCATGAAAATTTTCAATAGAACGAGTGTAATTAGGTAAAGATTCTTCTTTCTTTTCCCAACCACCATACGAAGGTCTACCTAATTCTTTCCATTTATTCATATTCATGACTATCATCTGATTATGTAGTTCAAGCCAACGATCATCTTGCCAATCTAGGGTAAATCCAATTAAGAAGAATTCAGGATTTTCTTTAATATAATCATCAATATATTCTACAAATACATTTGAAAATATATGATTACTAATAGATTGAATTATCATGATATCAGTTTCATCACAAGAATTCAATGCTTGATCTATATTATCAAAATATAAAATTTCACAATCAACTATCGATTGGAATTTATTAGTATAAAATTTTGTTATATCTAACATTTTTTCATAAAGATTAAAATGCTTCATTTTGACGTTGGCTTGGTCTACGATAGCAAAAACTACAGATTTACCATGTAATGGTTTGTTTTCAAAATAAACTTTATTCATCATAATTTTGTAAACTCACTTGATTGATGTCCATGAACTATAATATGATATCTTGGTTCGTCGCTCTGATTAATAACAATATGTTCCTGTGCTACATCAATAATCATTCCAGTGCCAGCAACAAAAGGTACTATTCCTTTGTCTTTAAAAACAAAATGACAATTATCGGGATTATTTATAGCGATATTCAATGGACTGAATATCCGACCATTTCCATCAGTATGAGGCATTATATAACCATATGGTGCTAATCGCATAATCCTAACACGATCAAATATTTTATAAGGAAGACTACTCAAAAATTTATAAAGGTTAGGAACATTTTCACATACATCAGTCCAATGATAATTTGCTTCTTCTAGTGTATTAAATCCATATCTAATAAAATGTTCTGTCTTATGTTTGTCTATTCCATGCAATGTAAGACTCTGCCAACCTCGATGACCATATCCTTTTTTCTTATCTTGGTTTCTATGATTAAAATATAAATGATCTACGCTCTTACATTCTTCTAAAAGTAATTCTGTATCAAAATTAAACTTTATAGGATAATATGCGCAATTTATATCGTCTCGTGACGATATAACATTATCGTGTACAGGAGACGAAAACGATTTATTTGCTTCATAAAATTCCATTAATTCTTTTGGAAAATCTAAATCCATTTTTCAATCTCAACATCTGTTGTACAATGACAAAGATTTATATTGCATTTTACAGGTTCAGTAGGCCATTGAATATTATCCGAATCGTTAATATTTCCAATATATCCACCAACTGAACAATTTCCTCTCTGAATTTGTCCCTGATAATCAATAAATAATGATCTGAGACCAATAGCACAATTATACCCATTAAAATTAGTAAGACCATTATTAATATATTTCACAGTGTTACCGTATTCAATAACTTCTCCATTATTAAAATAAAAAATTGATTTCATAATTAACGGAGGTTTATTATAATTAGGTATTATAAATTTAAATTTATCATTATCATTTTCTTTAAACCATTGTAACTGATCATCAGTATATATAGACGCATTTAGATCAGAGCCGCCGCCCCAATAATGTATACGGACAGCTTCAAAGAAAACAGAATTTTGTTTTTTATAACTATTAAACTTTTCTACACATTTTTCCCAGTGAGCAGGATGCATCATTATCCTAACAGTTACTGGAGTATATTGTGATGCAACTTTTACTTTTTCATCAAAATCTTTATCTATAAATTCCGAATGCCAACTAAAACAAATATATTGTAAATCAGGGGCAAGTCTTTCCCAATACTTAACAGTTTTAGCAGCATTTGATGTTAACCCTATTGTAGAATTATTTTTACGAAAAATTTCTACAAATTCTGGAAAAAATGGACTAACACTTGGTTCCCCCCCTGCTACTGAACAATGAATTTTTGGATATCTTTCAAATAACAATTTAAAAAACTTTTTAGCATTATCCCAACTGTAATTATGATTTGTTCCGTTATGAAGTGATGTTGGACAATAACTACATTGATTAGTACAAATATTGTTAATAATCCATGTTAGGTATAATGGACTATCTTTACTTTGTTCTACTCTTATAATCTTTTCTTGGTTCATCTAGTAATTATCTCTACAGAATCTATAGTATCAAATAAACTCCAAACACTAGCATTCCATTCTTCTTGATTGGTTTTTTCATCAATTGTAGTCCAATTGAGATTATTAATCTTATAACCAGTAAATTTTGCAATTGGAATAAATCCTAAACAAAATTCATTCAATCTCATATTTGGATCATGTATTTCACTGAAATTATTCTTTAACCACCATTTATATAATTTAACACGGGTTGAATATCCTCCAGAATTTAAATTAAAATTCAAGTAAGTTTCAGCAGCAAATCTTTGTTGTGGTCTAATGGCTTTTCTTTTTACTGCTTCTATATCATTATCATGACACGCACTACCCCAATGTTTTCCTAAAGTGTTATATCCTAAATATGCCCATCCCCATTGTGACTCGGGAGAAAATAACATAAAATCTTCTGGTTTTAAATTTTCATGTATGCCAGATGGCATAAAATCAAACAAACAAGTGCATAAGAATCTTTTATTATTTCCATATGAACGAAATATTGCTTCAAAATTATGTATCTGTTCGTTTAATAAAAGAAATCCCTCGTGTAAAATTTTATTCTGTCTTATTCCGGACCAGATAGGATTAAAAAATACACTCTTCATAGGATCATCAAAATATCTGTCATTTACTAATTCTGCTAGCCTATCTCCATAAATCTCATATTCTTCATGTAGATCATTTAATATATCTTGGTTTCCATGTAAGAAATCTAAAGAAATTATATCAGTTAATTTCCTATCATAATGATCATTTATATAAAGAATGTTATTTTTAAAATCTTGAAATTTTTCTTCAACTTCTAAATCTGTTAAAATTCTACGATAATTATATCTTAAAGTACGTTTAAGATCGTTATTTTTATTAATAAGAGATATCCATCGATCAGATATATCAATATCCAGTATCGCATACTCTAATTCTAACATATTTTTATTTTTAGAATTAATAGCATTTACTTTTAATGCTTTATCCGTCTTAATCATATATTTATTCTCCGTATGTCTTCTAAATCAGGAATAACTCTAAAGATATCTTCATCACGAATCGTATCTATTTGTTTTGTAATTTCTAAAAACTTTTTAGCAGCAGAAGGAGAAAATGGTTTTTCAAGTTCATGCAAAATGTGAATAAACAATGGCTCGATATTAGTTCCATAATTTCTATCATAATCTACCATAAATTTTTTTAATTTTTCAATCGTAGATTTCCTATAATCATCAGATAATATATGTACGTGATAATGTGTAGGATGAGATAATAGATTTAAAAAGAAATTCTTATGCTTCAATGTTGGTCTAATGACCCCAATATCAACTAGATGATATATGATCTCAGGTAATCTATTAACATTCCAAGCACCAACTGTAATTCCCGGACGTATAATGATATTTTCAAACTTAGAAATTTCTTTTAGATTATCTTCTACTTTAGACCAGACAGTTCCTGAACGTATAAGTTCGGCACGATCTCCTATCTCGTCAATACTAGGCCAAACTTCTAACTTACCATATTCCCATTGTTTCCAATAATCTAAAACATTCTTCCCACCATATGTTAAATTAGAAGCATTAGTATTATAATTTAATTTTACATCAAATCTCTTGTTCTCTACTAAAAGTTCTAATATCTGCCAATGTTCTGGCATCAATAAAGGTTCGCCTCCAGCAAAATAAATCTTTCTTACTGTCTTAATCTGATCTTTAAGAAAATCAAAATTAGTCTCATCGTCAACAGAATCGATGTTAGTGACCTTTTCCACCTCCATCTTCCATCCTAATTTTTTAATATCAGAAACCCATGCTGAACTATATCTTGGACCGCAACTGCGACATTTAAAATTACATAGATTACTAAAACGAAAATCCCAATATAATAGATCCATAGTAGTACAAGTGCCATCTTCAAGAGTGATATCTGGAATTTTTTCCACTATATCTTTAAATTCTCTATTTTGATAGATGCGTCCGCTCTCTCCAGTTACTTTTTCTCTATCGAAGCAAGTACTGCATATCTTTGGTTCATTTCCTGCTATCATCTCCTTGCGGAGATCTTTCATATTTTGACTATTCCAAATTTCTTCAATAGACTCTTTATTAAGATCACCTGCAAAATAATTATGATAACTTGTTAAACAACATGGCACTACTTTACCATTAGGTTCAAAATTTAGATGCATCCACGGAACAGCACAAATAGTCTTACTCATTGTCATTTTATCTTTCTATCACTCTGGGGGTATTTTGGTATACAGATTTAAAAAATCGAGAAGCATTAACATCTAAATCTGCTATTTCTAAATTTAAATTTTGACGTAAATTATTTCCAATACCTTCAACTTCATTTTCAACATCAACATGTTCAACATGTTTCTTCCAATAATCTGTTAAGTACTCAAAATCTCTTACTTGCGTGTAATCCCATTCAGTACACGCTGTAAGATAACAACCTAACCGAGCTCCATAAATTGCCCATACGCCATTTTTTACATCAGCACCAACATTGCACCATATTAATAATCTATGATAATTCTGCCACCAAACTCTTTTAATATTTTCAGATTTTGCTCCCCTATCAAGACACATCTTAACTCCTTCACGGAAGCCAGCCCGCCATGCTTGGAAAGGACTGCCATTGATATAACTTGTAGAATAACATTCATTCATTTGATAATATCTAGGGTCGAAGCAAAATTCAACTACACTTTCAGCGTCATTGGGATCTGCATTTTCGTGTGTCTTCATGTTGAGGACAAAATCTTTAGTCCAACATTTAAGTCCGCCATTGCCGTATATAAGACCATTTATCGAATTCTTTCCGCACCACGAAATACATAATCTTTATTTTCATCTGTTAAAAGAATAATCTGCGAAAAAAACTTAGGATCTATTATATTATCAGCATCAACTGTAATAAATCTGTCAGTTTCACTTAGATTAGCAGCAGCCTTGTGTGCGCTATCACTGCCTTTAACTCCATGAATACGTTTAGCCCATGGTAATATCTTTACTAATTCTGAATAATTTTTATCAGCATTAGGTTCGTCGTAGCTAATGAATATAGTATCAATATCATGTAACATAATATTCATACAATCACCAAATGTAAAAAATCATAAGAATAAGAAGAAAATATATTAGAATAAATTTCATCATGATCACTATAAGGTATAGTAACACTAGAACATTTTAACAATTCCTGGAATGAAGTATAAAGTGTATTAAGAACAATGTTAGGATCATAATCTTTGGTTACATAAAAAATAAATTGTTGATTTAAATCTAAATATTTTTCAGAATGATCTTTTATTACATCAGACAATCTTATTCTATATTCTTTTTTAATTGTGTCTTGTTCAATTAATATATCATACTGGTAAATCCTGTGAGATATTTCGTTAATAGGATTAATGAATAGTCGTTTGATATCTTTTATATTACTGTATATTCTAGATACATCAATTATTTTTTCTTTTTTAACTAATTGTATTTTTTCATCTTTTTCTAATATCTGATAATCAGATAAAGAAAACATTATATTACTTTCAACTTCGCTTTGAGGAATTTCAATATGTGGTAATTTATCTACTTCTAGATAATTTCGCATATGTATTATTTCACCAGTCGAGGGATCGTAATAAAAATAGTACATTGGATTAGATTTTTCAGAGAGGACTCTAAGCAATTCTTCAATTGCATCTTTTTCATTTTGATCCATTTAATCTTTCCTCATATATCGTTCGATATACATTCTCTACATGTCTATTTAAAAACTTCTTCTCCGTGTAGTGAAATATACCAGTCTGCTGGAAATTACCTATTTTAAGTTTACCTTCGTTGCTAATATAGGGTGTTATAGATTCTGTCCATTCGTTAGAAATATTTCCCCAATTCTGTATACGACTTTTCATATGTATAAAGGTAGGATAAGTAAATGGTGTTGTAATTTGGTCTTCTATATCTAATATCTTTACTGCCAATGCAAATACTACATCCATACTAAGATGTGTTGGTTTATAGTTTGGTAGAAATCTATTATAAAATTCTTGCCAATTTTTATATATAATATCAACTAGCAACCAAAATTCATCAGCAAGTTTTGATTTTTTAAAATATGTAAAAGCACTATAAGTATTTGGTAGTTTATTTTCTACAAATGCCTTTCTATAATAATTATCAATCACTAATTCATTTCTATAAGTCAACACATCTGAAGTAATGAATAAATCATAATTCTTGTTAAGAAATTTCCATCTGTTATCAACATTGCTTAAAAACAACATATCAGCATCAAGTAATATAGTTTCGTCATATGGAGTAATGTAATAAATCTTCCATCGATTTTCTATCTTCCATTCTGAATTTAGTGCATCATCATACCAAGGTATTTGTATAACATGATCGAAAACTTTGTTACAATGATGAGGAACCGCGTCAGGAACATCTGTAATAAGACAAACAGATGTAATTTCTTTTTGAGTTAACTTTATAGAAAGAGCCAAGACATATGCCATACGTACATAGTCATTAGAACTATTATTCTGTGCTAATATTACATAACCCTTAGTTGTCATTTAGCACCTCCAATAATCTTGAAGTGTTCCTATTAAAACTGTACTTGTTCATTATATGTATATTTTGATTTCCTGTTTTAGCCAGAGTATATTCTCCAAGAACATTTGCTTTCTGTATCAAAAAAATTAATGTTCCATCATCATTAATCTGATACAATTCATCTCTGTCAACAGTATAGTATAAATCTGCAGGCAATGTATCTGGCTTTGTCAAATTATTAAACCCATTCATTATATGAATAGCGATACTAAAAACATAGTCATTGCGCATCACTGAATATGATATCTGATAAAGGAATTTATAATATTCATAGTTTTCAACTATAAATTGACAGAGATTGAAAAAAGTTTTTGTCCATTCTGTTTTTTCAAAATAAAAAATTGTAGCCCAATAAAAATCAATAGTATGATCACTAACTCTTTTAAATTCCATAGTCTCTCGATTTTGTGCAATATCAATATGTTTAGAATTAATCATAAAATCTGTATTAGAGTTCCATATATATTTTAATCTATCATTCTTAATTAACACATCAGTATCTATTACTAGAGTTTTATCATAAGGACTTAACTCATACGCTCGAGAACGAAATCCGTTTTTAAAAGGTATCCTTTTAAAAGTTAAAGACCCGTCATAAAATCTTTTATCCTGCCTATTAGGTTGGGGTATGTTATCAGTTAAGATAATCTTATCAAAGAATTTTATTATATTAGGATCTTTATTATCTAACCATCTAACTGTACTAGAATCTGTTACTAGACTCACTGGTACATTTAGATATTTGTTCACATATCTAGCCGATACATATGCCATTGTACCGTAATCAATTTCTCGATTATTATGGGCAAACATTAATACACCCAATGACATTTATATTCCAATCATCGTTAATACCGAACGACTTTTCTTTAATTCGATATATTTTTGATAATAATGATTACTTGTTTCTGCGTAAATATCAAAAATAGCAGAACGAAAATCTTCAATATTAGATATCATATATGGATTTTCAAAATCATCAACGACTACTACATCTTCAGTATATCCCATTTGGATAAGTGATGTTAAAAAATTAATAAGTTCTCGATTAACTGTAAATTGATGCCCATTTTCGTAGTAAAGACAATTTTCTTTATATTCTTGCTTTATTAATTCTTTTTGAGTATTAAATGTAACCATTCGATTAGCTACATCGAGAGCAGATTTTAATCTGTCATCCATATGAAATCTCCAATAATAATGTAATTATACATTAGAATTATTAGGAAATCAAGTTTTGATTATGTAAGTTCTGCTGTAAAGGAATACGTTGGAACAGCAATATCTATATTAGCACCGGATGGTCTAAGAACTTTAACAAAAGATTGTAGAAGTCCGTCAACATAGTCATAATTTCCCCATTCAGCACCGTTAGGATTTGCACCAATAGCAACAGTTTTGTCGTCATCTCTAAATAATACACTAAAGGTAATTGCAGTTGCACTCTTAACTACACTTATTGTACAATCATTATCAGCATAAAAAGTACCACGAACCGAACTAGCAGTATCAGTTCCTTGCTGCACAAGTAGTATACCCGATGACGCTGTTGGTGTAGTTTTATATCCAAAATTTCCAGTTCTATCAGTAGATGCACCCCATTTAGTTTCATTATAAGCATATAGCACCGTTCCTAAACTATTAAGCAGAGTCTCCCAGTTAGAATTCTGTAGTGTAGCAGCGCCGCCAGTGCGAGTTGCATTCCATACTATTTTTCCGCCAGCATTGAAGAAACTAGTTATATGGGTAGCATCATTAAATGTAATCGTAAAGTTATGCGAGACAGAACCAGCAGCAGCGCCCCAATAACTACCAGGATATGTATCATTTCTCTGAGGATTCCTTAATGTAACAAGACTAGCTTCAGCAATATTATATCTGTTAGCATCTAATAAATCAGCAGCAGTTCTAAAGAGAGTAATATCTGTCGCATATACTAAGTTACCCGATGCTACTCTTCCTGCAGATGGTAATGTAAGAGTTGTTCCTTGGTGTGCTGCACATCTATTCATATCAGCAACTAATGCAAGCCACTGATAAGCAGAAGTCTGTGCTGATACGATTGTAGTTCCGCCAGTAACAGCAACAGCAGTAGCAGTATACCCATAACTAGTAAGAATACCCGAAACTAAACCCCTAGAATAATTATATTCAGCTGCACTTATTAAATCAGTATTTGCGACCATCTTACATTCTTCCTATTCTTTAATTTATCTCTTTTACTTATGTAACTACTATCATTATGGTTCCAAGATCTAGATCAAACTTGTCTTCTAAGCTTTTTCCAATAATAGATGCAGCCAACGGATTATTACTGCGGCTTGCCATAGCATAACCAAGTACTGATGATGATACTAATATATCACCTTTTTTAATTGGACCAATTACTTTACAAGGAACTTTACCTCTCAGTGCTACTGCTAATCCTTCTGATTCAACATTCATTAGATAAGCCGGGTTAGTTGAAATAACTCCAGCGACCCTTGTATCTTCTTCGATAGTTGTAACTGTTATCTCTCTAACTCCGCCAAACACAACAACTGTACCTGGATCATAAATTGCATCTGCATCATATTTTTCTGCTAAGTCAGCGTATCGTGCTTGTGTCGCTACAGCAGTTATAATATTTGCTGCAAAATTAGAATTGTTATCTCTAGCAACGATAGTGTTAGCAACGCTTTCATCTGTTGCTGATACATAACTATTAACAGGAGTTGCTCTAGCATATTTTAATGTATCAGATTTTTCTGAGGTACCGCCGACTAATGCTCCATGGAAATTTGTAGCATAAACATCTTTAGCATATAACTTATTCCATTGTAATGCATCTGTTCCTAAATCATATGTCTGATGTGCTCCAGGATTTACATTATAAAGAGAAACTACGATTGGATTTAATGTATCATTAGTGCTTGGATTTCTTACCTTAATTGACAAAGTACTTGATATTAAATTCTGGATAGTTCCTAGATTACTATTTGACTCGTCAACAAAGATCTTAATAAGAGCAGGATTTCCAATAGTAATACCTGCATTTGGAAATGCTGCTAAAGCACTGAAAGATGCACTACCTTTTTGTACATATGTATTGGCTGCTAATCCACCTAATTTATCAGAATCTGATGCTGTTCCCCAGAATCTAGTTGAAGCAGCAATGTCTGTGATTCCTGTAGTACTACTATTCTTTAAAGTTATACCTTCTCTTATATAAGAAAAACCAGTTATTGAATTGCTGCTAGCAAGAGTAAATGAGGAATTGCTAATAATGTACATAACAATACCACCGATCGATGCTTTAATTATAGGATGTGTACCACCAACATCATCAGTTACAGATACGCTTTCTAAATTTGTTGTGCCTGCGCCACTAACAGCCTGTGGACCAACTAATACAAAAGTTAAGCCTGACCATGCTTTTAGTTGCTTAGTGTCTTCATCAAACCAAAGATCACCAATATTAAGTGCATTTGTCTGCGAAGGATCAACCGTTCCTACATATGATCCTCCAGTTGTGCGCCACTTATTAGTACCAGAAATAGTCTCATCATAGTACTTTAATTTTTTAGCCTGAGAGTCATACCATATCTGTCCTGTAATTGGTTTCTGCGGAGCTGTTCCTCTAGCAAAGTTTTCCAATAGATAAAGGAAATTTTCATTCTGATCTGCACCGTATCCGGCAAAGTTCTTTCCTATGAATGTTAAAGATGTAGTAAGAGTATCGTTTTGAGAATCCGGTACAGTGACTAATCTATCGTTATTATATCGTTTTAATTCATATGGCATACTAATAGCTCCTGGTCATACTTATGAAATATTTATCAATTACTATGGACTATCCAAAGTCCATACTCCTCCTGTTAGGGTATAACTCTTATTATAACTATTATCAACTGAACTTGTAAGGAAGTTTATATGAGTGTAGCGGATTATTGCTTTTTGTGTATCTAGATAGTCGCTAGGACTTGCAAGTTGATTTAATATCGTGATAGTTCCTGCTACCACATCAGTACCTACTAATATATCATTATCAATTAATGAAAGTGCAATTGGCTTTGTGAGAATTTTACCACTAACAGTTAAATTACCAGTAACAGCTAAAGTAGAAGTAGAATTATTAAATGTTAATTTACTATTATCTTGTATTAATCCTGATGACCCTGCTAATAACACACGACCGCTAGTTAGGCTACTAATCTTTGCTGAACCCAATGTTGACAACCCTGTTACATTTAGTGTTCCAGCAACTACAGTATTACCAGTCGATGATGCTACTGTAAACTTGTCAGTATTGACATAGAGATTTCCGATAAATTCACTAGTACCAGATGCTTTAATATTTCCAGTAATATCGAGTTGAACACTGGGTAACGAGTTGTTGATACCTACAAATCCATTTGAGGCACTAATAACAATGTTATCGGTTATAATATCAGTACCAGATGTTTTTGTAGTCCTAATAGATATATTACCATTAGATCTAGTATTTTCTATCTGTAAATTATATCCACTAACTTTAAATTGAGCATTTTGTGTAGTTCCAACAGTTACACCAGAATTATTTGCAACATAAAGGGGCACCGTCATTGTTGATGCACCATTGGAGATACTATCTCTCCTTAAATATCCAGACGCCGCAACACCACCTAATAATGTAGAATCAATTGCTATAAGATCAAATGTGCTCGAAACCGCTGAATTAGAAGTGTAACCTTTTCTTATTATAGTATAACCGGTCATTGCAGGAACAGGTACGAATTCAGCAGATGAAAACATTCCTAAATTAACATTGTTAACCCAAAGTTTTAAAATTGGTTTAGAGTTACCAAATTCATCATATAATGTTT